TAGTGTTTGTCACGTGACCTACACTGCGCATGCGCGTGTAGGTGGAGTCATGAATATTCATGACCCCAAAAAAAGGAAGTTAAAATGGCAGTTGGCTCCGCCCACTGGTGGCTCCGCCCCCGGATTTCCCTAGCCAACCACAGAAACCACACATTTGCATTTAGTTCCGCATTCACGGTTTATTGACAGCTCAAAAGAGGAAGTGAGGTGGGTACCCGGGCTTAGGCCCGGGTGTGGGGGGGACCAGGGGGGGCCTTCCCCCCCGGGTTCTCTTCATCACTCCAGTAGTCGAGACAGGATATGTCTGAGTCGCTTTCGTCGGACGGAAGGGTCGCTTCTGAATCTGACGCGAGAGGGTCCCACTTTGGCTGGCTCGTCTCCTGGACCAGTTGAAGTAATTCTTCTATAAGCTCTTTCTTTGAGGATTCCGTGCCTGTCCAGGTCTCCTGGGAGGATATCCCACGGATCCTGCGGCCTCTCGGGACCAGGTTGTACTTCTCCTGTAAGGGTGTTTTTGGCCTTTGGAGCTCTAGGGATGACGACTTTTGGGTCGGTGTGCGGCTGTTGTCTGTAGACAGAGTCTCCAGAGAGCTGGAAATAAAATTTGTATTTAAACCAGAGTGAAAATCCCGCTTCTCCAGGTCTGACAAAGCTCTGTGGTAGGAAAGGACCCCAGTTTTGAGTGTTCGCTGGTATATTGTTTTGATCAGTTCTGGCCTGATTAGTATTACATTTACTCTGCAAATAGTTTTCTCTGTCTGTCCATAGTTCTCTGACATCTCCCCCGCAAGTTTTTGCAGGATCATCATCAGCATATTTAGGTCTCCAGGTGTCATCTATCTGAGCAGCCCACCAAGGTACTTGGCAACAAATCTTGGTGTGTTCTGCAGTTGGGTTCTGTTTCACACACCAATAATCATACATAGCGTGCTGCATGTCTAAGGCAGTCCAGAACCATTGAAAAAAAATATAGTTCATCACTGCAGGTAAGGAATAGTGTCCTTCCCACCCGGTAGGTGGTTTGACTTTGAGTCTTCTAAATCCTCTATGACTTGGAAATAAATTTGGGTCATGCATAATAATGGGTCCACGTCTGTTCAGCCAGACCCCTGGATGTGTCCAGGATTTAGCTGCAGCCAATTCCTGTCCTTCTTTAGTTTCTGTTGGATTTTTGATACTGTGGTCCTTATTAAACATCCATTGCAGGCCTGCCAGTCTCGGTAGCCAAATGTAGCCACCTTTAAATTCAAGGTAATCCCATCCATTCCAGTCACTAGAAAACTGGCATAACCTAATTTTAGCTCTCTGAAGAAGGAGTTTGAATGTGAAAAAGTGACCGCCAAAAGTACCAGACCAACAGCTCTTAGCACAGTCACTTTCTTTCCCTTTAGTTTTGGTGTCCTCATAGTCTTTGTCTAGTACCTCCCAGGGTGTCGCTTCTTTTGAAGCATCAGAACCTGGGCAGATATTTCCCAGAGGTTCCCATCCTCTCACTACTATAGTTTTATTCCTGGAACTTCTCCAGTATCTTACCGAAGCAGTTCCATGTCGGTGATGGAATCTCCTCCTCCTCCTCCAGTGGTGGAAAGGCCTCCAATACCGGCGGTATCTCCTCCATCTTGGGAACCTTCGCCGGCGTCTCCCCCTCCAGGTAAAGCGGTGCCTGGCCATTTAAAATGATCCAGAAAGTTATTGCAGCCACAGAATTCTCTGTGAAGTTTGCTTACTTGCTGCTTCCACTTGGCCTCTTTGTATTTATATAGTTGAGGGTGACATAGATCAGGACCGCGAGCTGAGTCACAATCTGCAGACATATCAAAAAGCCAGACCACCACCCAGCTCCTTCTATTTTCACCCTCACGAGAGGTATTTGGTTATTGTCCATACCTGGAAAACGAATACAGTAGTCATGATCATCGGTTTGATAGATGAGATCAAATGAAACCGCTATTAGAGGTGGAAGTCTTTCCCCCATAATAAATAATCTTGCCCCTCCTGCTGTATGGTCGCACGGCCCGATAAGCCCCTTGATCCGGCTCTAGGCCTCCTGCACCCGCCCCGGCTCCAAGAGCGCTCTCTCTACTTACATGAGCTCTCTTGGCCATCCAGCAGCAGAAAACTCAGCCATTCGTCACCCACTCCTGTTATA